AAATAGCCATATGTTTCGGGATCTGTACCCGCAACAATAAATAATTAAGCATGGGGGGTATGTTTTCCGCCATTATGACCCCTAGCCCCCCAAGAAAACGGGAGCGGCTGGAGGTGCGTTATAACCAAACAGAGGAGTGTCTAACAGTGACTGAGATCGTCATACCATATACGCCAAGACCATTGCAGGCAGAACTACATAATGCCTTAGATAAATATAGATGGGGCGTTGTAGTGTGTCATAGACGATTTGGTAAAACAGTCATGGCAATAAACCATGTCCTTAGAGCAGCAATATTATGCAATAAAACTAACCCAAGGTTTGCTTATCTTGCTCCCACATACAGACAGGCAAAAGCTGTTGCTTGGGATTATGTAAAGCAATTTACGGAACAGATACCTGGTGTAAGGTATCACGAAACAGAATTAAGATGTGACCTTCCAAATGGAGCTCGTATATCTCTATTAGGAGCTGAGAACCCTGACAGCCTTAGAGGTATTTATTTAGATGGATGTATAATGGATGAGGTTGCTGATATGCCAGAGCCCATCTTTCCAGAGATTATAAGACCAGCACTTTCAGATAGAAAAGGTTGGTGTGTGTTTATAGGAACTCCTAGAGGGCACAATATGTTTTTTGACTATTATGAAAAAGCAGCAAATGAGGATGATTGGTATACGATATTATACAAAGCATCAGAGACAGGAATACTGGATCAGGAAGAATTGGATGCTGCCAAAGTAATGATGACGGAAGATCAGTATGAACAGGAATTTGAATGTTCCTGGGTGGCCAATGTGCCAGGTGCGATCTACGGCAAAGAAATGCAAGTCGCATTAGAAGAGAAAAGAATTACAACAATACCATATGACCCTGCATACCCAGTACAGACATATTGGGATTTGGGGGTAGGTGATAGCACCGCCATATGGTTTACACAACAAATAGGAAGACAGATTAATGTTATCGATTATTACGAAAACCGCAACGAAGGCCTACCGCACTATATTAAATATTTGGGAAGTCTTAACTATATATATAACGATCACATTGCCCCTCACGATATCGAGGTGCGTGAATTGGGTACGGGAAAGTCTAGGCGTGAGACTGCTTACGATCTTGGGCTCAACTTTCGTGTGTGCCCTAAGTTACCTATTGAAGACGGTATACACGCTGCTCAACTTTTATTACAAAGGTGTTATTTTGACGCTGAAAAAACTAAAAAAGGCTTGGAAGCGTTAAGACAATATCATCGGGCCTATGATGAAAAGAAAAGAAATTTTCGACCCTCGCCAGTCCATGATTGGTCTAGTCATGCTGCTGATGCTTTTCGATATTTAGCAGTAGGTGTTCGGGAAATAAGAGATCATCAAAGAGCTCCGCAGAAATATGCCGACAGCAATTACGACCCTTTAGCAATTACTTTAGAATGAGATAAGAATGTTTGATAATATTGGACAAGGTTTATTAACAAACCCCATAACAGGGGAAGCCGCACCTGAAGGCATGATGTATAACTTAGACTATGCAACAGGGGAATATTTACTAGCAAAGAAGCCAGAAAGATTAAGAACTCCAGATGATATATTAAAAGAAGAACCCGTGGATGTGGCCTTTGTTCCTGGTAGTAACGAAATCGATCCTACTGGTAACCCAATGGATAGTACTAGACCTAACCAGGTTATATATTCAAACCGCAGTTTAGTTATCGAAGCTAGACGAAGATTATTTAAAGCGTATGGCAGAAGAAAAACAATCGTTACTGGCCCAATGGGTTTAATGACACCAGCTCCAGTTAACTACAGAGTTGCCACCACACAAGAAAATGCAAATCAACAAATAGCTGAATTTGAAGCTATGCAAGAAGGACAAGAATAATGGGCGTTAATTTAGATTTTAGCTGGATGGAAAATATACCTGGCTACCAAAATATAACAAATGTACCTCAACCAACTACGGGTCTCGATACTACTTTAATCAGTACATATAATGCTAATGATCTAGGCAATACTGTAAACAATGCTCAAAACGATGCTGTAGATACGCAAGCAAATAATACTGATACGAACTTAACAAATTTCGATTATAGCAATTCTTTAAGTAATTTTGATTTTTCTAGTTTGTACAGTGGCGGTTTTATAAATACATCTGGCGTTGATTGGAACTCAATTATAAATTCAGGCGTTAATCTAGTTGTAGATACAAATAGCCAGAAAGAAGAAGAAGAAGAAAATTTAAATAACAACAATAATAATAACCAAGATACTAGTCTTAATAATAATCAAGGCGGTAACAATAACGAAGACGAAAATTTAAAACTAACCGAAAATAATAATGATAATGTAGATAAATCAACATGGTCTTCTGTTTATGGTGAAACAGCTATTGTAACTGATAATACTTTTATGAACTTTGACCAACTTGATCCCTTTGCTGAGAATAGTGGATTTACTCAAGCTACAATGAACGGTGAAAAAGTTTGGGTATATGAAATTGATACTTCTTTATACACAGGCGGTTTAGATACTAATAATCCATTATTGCCAAGCTCAACTATAAAAATTATTTTAACAGAAGACGGAAAAATAATTAACAAAGGTCAAGGCAGTTTATTTACTGATGAAGATTACACAATAGAAGATTGGGATGCATCTAAAGATAAAACTGGTGAATGGTATGATGATTATGAGAACTATACATCTTTTAATGATTTATATTTTCGTATTTTTGGAAAAGATGTAAGTCAAAATATATTTGAAACTTTATTTAATAACGAAACATTTTCTAACTTTAGTCTTGAACAACAATCTGCTCATTTATTTTATACAGCATCTGGTGCTGATAAAAGCAGATTGCTGACAATGATTACAAATGGTGATTTTTCCCCAGCACAGCTTTTATCTTTTGGTATAGATATGAACACTTTATCACAAGCTTGGAATTGGGATTTTAATCTTAACCAGCCATTGAGCAAAACAATAGCAGATGCGAAAAGACGAGAAGAAGAGGAAAGGAAAAAAAATAGTAAACCAAAAGGGTTTGTTATGCCAAAGAATGTTGTTCATATCGGAGATGAAGATGCTGGTAAAAAAGGATTACGATTTACTGGAATGGGAACTGCTGGAAGAAATTATGCTTCCGATCCTTTTGCTGGAACAGGATTACTTACTCAACCAATTTTAAATACACCATCTTTAATTGCTAAAAAAACAGCAAAGACAAAACAAGCACCAGTTACTTCATAGGATATAAACATGGCAACGGACAAAGCATCAAAGCTAGTAAAAAGATTTAGTGCATTACAATCACAACGATCAACTTGGGAACAACATTGGCAAGAACTTGGTGACTATGTAGCTCCTAGAAAAAGCGATATAGTTAATACACGATCTCCTGGGGAAAAAAGAACAGTTAACCTTTTTGATGCTACTGCTGTTCATGCTGCTGAATTATTATCAGCAAGTTTACATGGAATGTTAACTAATGCATCGACACCTTGGTTTAGTTTACGATTTACAAATGCAGAGCTTGAAGGAAGCGATGAAGCTAAAACCTGGTTAGATAGTGCAACAAAACAAATGTATAATACTTTTCACAGAAGTAATTTCCAGGAACAAATACATGAATTGTATCATGATCTAATTGTTTTTGGTACGGGTGTGATGCTCGTTGAAATGGATGATGAGTTTGATGTTCGTTTTTCGACAAGACATATTTCTGAATGTTATTTATCAGAAGATGCAAATGGAAGAGTAGATAGTGTTTTTAGAAAATTTAAGATTTCAACAAGAGCTGCTGTAGATAAATTTGGTAACACAGCTTCTTTAGCAAAAGCTTTTAAAAATGATCCAATGGATGAAATTGAATTACTTCATGTAGTAACTTCAAGAACTGATAGAGATGTTACTAAACCAACTTCCGACAATAAACCTTTTGCATCAATTTATATAAACCCAGAAACTGTAGAGATAATTGCAGAAAGTGGTTTTGATGAATTTCCATATATGTGCCCAAGATATTTAAAAGCAAGTAATGAACAAGGATATGGCCGTAGCCCAGCCATGACTGCATTACCTGATATCAAAATGCTTAATAAAATGTCAGAGGTAACAATTCGATCCGCACAAAAGCAAGTCGATCCTCCATTGATGATACCTGATGATGGTTTTGTTTTACCAATCAGAACTGTACCAGGCGGATTAAATTTTTTCCGATCTGGAACTAGAGATAGATTAGAGCCCTTAAATATTGGGGCAAATAACCCACTCGGTCTTCAGATGGAAGAGCAGCGTAGACAAGCAATTCGAGCTGCGTTTTATGTGGATCAGCTACAGCTGGGCGTGGGCGGGCCTCAAATGACAGCGACTGAAGTCCAGGCTCGATCAAATGAAAAAATGCAATTACTTGGGCCAGTATTAGGAAGACTACAAGCTGAATTATTGCAGCCATTAATTAGCAGAGTATTTATGATACTTTTAAGAACACAAAAATTAGCACCACCACCAGCAATGCTTCAAGGTAGTGATGTTGATATTGAATATGTATCACCATTAGCGAAAGCTCAAAGACAAGGTGATATGCAATCAACAATGCAACTATTTGAATTAATGCAACCACTTGCCCAGGTTGATCCTAAGATTATTGATTTCTTAGATATTGATGGAATAGCAAAACATTTAATTAGAGTTTTAGGTATACCAGCTGAAGTGACAAAAGGTGAAGAAGAAATAGCTGGCATTAGATATCAAAGACAACAAGACCAGGCTAAACAACAAGAGCAAGTAAAACAAATGCAAGAAGCAGAAATGATGAATAAAACTGCTCCGATGATGAAAGCATTGGACAGTGAATAAAGAAGATGAAAAATTTTTAAGAGAAACTTTTCAGGAGGAGAGCAATGACGACAGAAGAAGAATTAGTAAAAAAATCTTTAATGACTAAATCTAATTATGAACAATTATTTAAGTCCTATCTTGGGGAAGAAGTAATAAATGATTTGTCAAAAAGATTTCATGTTTTTACTTCAACAATTCCTACGGGAAAAATTGACCCGTATGAACTTGCCTACGCAGAAGGGCAGCGTAGCGTAATCTTATGGTTACTGAGTATGAAAGAGCCAGAGAAAGAAGAAAACCCAAATGATATTCTTGCCCAGATATCAACAGAACCAACTTAGGAGAAAATATGTCTGAACTAGAGGTTGCCGAACAGGCAGCGGTGGAAACACCGTCTGACGGTGCTAGTGTTCAAGATTGGAAGTCATCACTTCCAGAGGAGATAGCTACACATCGTTCATTACAAAATATTAGTGATGTAGGAGCATTAGCAAAAAGTTATGTTAATGCACAAAAATTAATTGGAGCTGATAAAATTGTGCTTCCTGGTAAACACGCAACACCAGAAGAGCGATCAGAATTTTACAGTAAAATAGGTAGGCCTAATAATCTCGATGATTATCAAATTGATGTTGTCGATAATACACCAGAGGATGTTGTTAACTTTTTTAGAAGTGCAGCATTTGATAGTGGTTTAACCCAAGAACAAGCTGATAGTTTTTTTAAAAACTATAATGATTTTGCTACAAGCCAATTAGAGACAAATACGAAAGCATTAGAAACTTTAAGAGAAAATGCTATTCAAGAATTAAAGTCTCAATGGGGTGATGCCTATGATGATAGGCAGCAACTAGCTACAGCAACAATAAACGAATTTGCTGGTAGCAAAGAAAATGCCAATGCAATGGCAACTATGAGAATGGCAGATGGAACTATGCTTGGTGATAATCCAAACTTTGTTCGTTTAATGTCTGACATTGGAAAATTTATGACTGACAAAATTAGCGAGGATGATCTTAGCGGAATGAAATCAAGTGGTGCATCAACACCAAATGAAATTGAAGCAGAGATTGCAAAACTAATTGCACCTAATACTCCGTATTGGGATGCAAAACATCCAGAGCATGAACATTATGTCAATCAAGCTTTAGCTCTTAGAGAGCAAATAGCAGAATTAACTGGCGATGCCAGTTAGGTTTAATAGTAGATAAGCTTCGGCCCTACAATATTAAATCTTTTTAGAGGATAAGCTTTTGCCCCTCCGTTTTAGTGGACACGATAGTCCTTTTTTTTATTGGTCTCACATTTCGTGAGGTAGCCGTTTTTTTACTTATATGGAGAAAACAAGTGAGTAATCAAATAACAACCGCATTTGTACAACAGTTTTCAGCTAACATTGATCTGTTGTCACAACAAATGGGATCACTTTTCCGCAATGCAGTAAGAGAAGAAAGCATTAATGGCGAAAAAGCATTTTTTGATCAAGTAGGTTCAACTGCTGCAATCAAAAGAACTTCTCGTCATGCTGATACACCATTAGTAGAAACACCACACTCAAGAAGAATGGTGGTGACTGAAACTTATGAGTGGGCAGACTTGATTGATGACAGCGACAAAGTTAGACTTTTAGCTGATCCAAAATCTACTTATGCTAGAGCTGCTGCTGCTGCAATGGGCCGTGCAATGGATGATAGTATTATCGCTGCTGCAACTGGTACTGCGTTAACAGGAAAATCTGGTTCTGGATCACAGGCATTAACAAACACTATAGCTCATGGTTCTGCTGGTCTAACTATTGCTAAATTAGTCGAAGCTAAAAAGAAGCTAGACTTAGGCAGTGTTGACCCGTCAATCAACAGATATATTGCTGTTAGTCCTGAACAAATCGAAGATTTATTAAACAACACAACAGTTACTTCAGCTGATTACAATTCTGTAAAAGCTTTAGTACAAGGCGAAGTAGATACTTTCCTTGGATTTAAATTCATTGTTTCAAACAGACTTGCTTTATCTGGTTCTACCAGAACTGCGTTTGCTTGGGCTGAAGATGGATTACTATTAGGTGTAGGCAAAAATGTCAGTGCTAAAATTGATGAAAGAGCCGATAAATCTTATTCAACACAAGTATTCTATTGTGCAGACTTTGGAGCTACCCGTATGGAAGAAGCTAAAGTCGTATCAATCGAATGTAACGAGTAAAGGAGGATATAGAACATGGCTAGTGTAAAATCAGTAAATGTAACTAACCTCGATGCGACACCTACAGTGCTATCAAGTGCTGGTGATGTACACGGTTCAGTAAGAGTATTTAAAGACACTTACGAAGCGTCTTCACTCGCTGCTGGATCAGATATCACAATAGCTCGCTTACCAGCTGGTGCTAAAGTAGTAGACATTCATGTTAAAGCAGATGCTTTAGGTAGTTCTGTTACTTTATCAGTAGGTGATAGTGCAGATGCTGCAACTTATATTGCTGCAACTGCAATGAATACAGCTAACAAGCTAATTTCATTATCATCTGACGGTAAGATTGGTGCTGTTGGTAACGGCATAACTAGTACAACAACAGACATTAAAGTAACCACAGCTGGAGCTGCTTCAACTGGTACTGTTACTTCTGTAGTTTACTACACAGTTAGTTAATACAAAAATTGTAAGGGAGTAAGCGATTGCAGCTCCCTTACATAATTTGAGGTTAAAATGTCTTTATATAAAAACATAAACAAAAGAAAAAAAGCTGGAACAAGTAGGTCTAAGAAAAAATCTACAATTTCAGATAAAGCCTACGCAAACATGAAAGCTGGCTTTCCAAAGAAAAAAAGAAAAACAATTATTTAAAAATAGAGGTTTAAAATGGCAGTATCAGATGTCAATATTTGTAATTCAGCATTAAATATGATTGGTGCAAGTAATATACTAGATTTAACTGAAGATAGTAAAACAGGTAGAATTTGTAACCAACGATATGAGTTTGTAAGAGATGCTGTTATGAGGGCACACCCTTGGAACTGCCTTATTCAAAGAACTTCTTTAGCACCAGATGCTACTTCCCCAGTGTTTGAATTTTCCTATCAATTTACACTTCCAACCGATCCATATTGTTTAAGATTATTATCACTTGAACAGCTCGATACAATTCATCGTGTAGAAGGAAGAAAAATTTTAACGGATGAAAGCACAATAAATATTTTATACATTGGTAGAGTTAATGATCCTCAACAATGGGACACACTACTAGTGGAAACAATAGCAGCTAGAATGGCAGCGGATATTGCCTATGCTATTGTAGGTTCAAATAACCTAGTACAAGATATGTACAATTTATATTCAAACAAACTTTCTGAAGCTCGCTTTGTTGATGCTACAGAAGGTACGCCAGGAGCAGTTACAGGCGTAGCTGATAGTGGCTCAATTCTTTCAGATACATTTATAAACTCAAGGTACTAAAATGGTTAAAGCTGCCCCAGCATTTACAGGGTTTACGGCTGGAGAACTTTCTCCAAGAATGGATGGCCGAACAGATTTTGATAAATATTATCAAGGCTGTAAAACTCTAAATAATTTTCTTGTGCATCCTCACGGTGGTGCTGCAAGAAGACCAGGTGCAATTTTTATTTCTGAAGTAAAAGACAGTACAAAAGCAATAAGATTAATCCCTTTTGAATTTAATGTAACTCAAACTTATGTATTAGAGTTTGGTAACCAATATATTCGTTTTTATAAAGATGGTGGGCAAATAGTAGATAGCGGTTCTGCATATGAAATTGCTTCCCCATATTTAGAAAATGAGCTTGATGAAATTAAGTTTGTTCAATCTGCTGATGTTATGTACTTATGTCATAAAAATCATCAGGTCAGAAAACTCACAAGAACGGATCATACAGCATGGACTATAACTGAAGTAGATTTTAGGTTTGGCCCAATGATGGATATGAACTTAGAAGAAACATATCTGTTTTCATATTTTGGAACTACACACGCAGACAGAGCAACTGGTGTTGTATACTTAGGTGCTTTTACAAAAACAAAAGGTACTGATGGGTCTGACGATTTTCAACCTACTTTAGTAGGTATTAATAATAATACTGGATTTAACTCTTTAGATATTGGAAGACCTATTCAGGTCCATGACGGATTTGTAAAAGCAACAGGACTTTTAACAAGGACTTTACAAGGTAATATTAATAATTCTGTTACTAGTTTAACTTTAGCATCAAACTCAAATATACCTCTCAAGGGTATTATCGAAATTGATGACGAACTAATATATTATAACTCTTATAGCAGCAATGATCTTAATTCTCTTACGAGAGGTTATGGTGGAACAACTGCCACAGCTCACAATACTAACGCAACAGTTACCTGGAAAAATGTTATAATAGGTGATGTTCAAGAAAATGAAGATGGTAGAACAGAGCTTGTTCCAAATTATGTAAGTGTTGGTATTGGCACTGCTAATGGTGATCCGTCAAGTACAGGATTAGAACATAACGATAGAATAACAGATACAAACAGAGGTTTTATTACTGAAGGTTTTGAAGAAAATATGTTTGTTGAGTTTACAGCTGGCAATGCAAGTTACACAACAGATAATACATGGGTTAATGATCAAAAAGTACCTTACTTAATTGTTAAGTCTACAGACGATACTTTATTACTTGCACCAAGTGATCAGATAGGAACAAAAACCGCTGATCAAAGTAATGCTCAAAGTAGTCCATTTAAAGGTAGCACTTTAACTGGTTACATGGGGTGGAACTCTTCTAGCTCAAGAACTACAAATAGTGTTGTTTCTAATTATTACGGTACTGATTTAGATACTAATAGAAATTGGTCTTTAGGTGCATTTAGTGGAAATACTGGTTATCCAAGAGCAGTGGCCTTCTATGAAGAAAGATTAGTTTTTGCTGGGACAAATAATAATCCCCAAACATTATTCTTTTCTGCTTCAGGTGATTTTGAAAATTACAAATTAGGTACAGCAGATGATGATGCATTAATTTATACGCTAGGCTCTAATCAAGTTAACGTTATTAGATATTTATCTTCAGGATCATCTTTGATTGTAGGAACTTCTGGAGGTGAATTTGCTGTTCAAGCTTCTGGAACTGATGCTCCTGTAACACCAACTAATATACAAATTAAAAGACAAGCTAATTATGGATCAGCTGATATACAGCCAGCTCAAGTAGGAAATGTAACTTTATTTGTTCAAAGGGCTAGAAGAAAAATAAGAGAGCTAGTTTATAGTTTTGATACTAACTCTTATGAAGCTCCAGATATGACAATCTTATCTGAACACATAACCGAGACTGGAATTAAATCTATTTCTCATATGCAAGAGCCAGATAATATTCTTTGGTGTACTTTAAACAATGGCAAGTTAGCTGGTATGACTTACCGAAGAGAAGAAAGTGTTATTGCCTGGCATACACAAACTTTAGGTGGTGAGTGGGTTCAATCAACATCTAAATTAACTTCAGCAATAAATAATTCTGTTACAACAATTCCTGTAGGATCAACTGCTGATTTTGCATCAACAGGAACTGTCGTTATTGGTACTGAACAAATAACTTACACAGGCGTAACCGCAACTAGTTTTACTGGATGCACAAGAGGTGCTAACTCAACCTCTGCTGCAGCTCATGATAATTTATCAGCTGTTACAAAATTAAATGCAATTACTTATCCTTATGGAGTTGTAGAAAGTGTTGCGTCTATCCCAGGTGTTTTAGACGAAGATCAAGTTTATCTATCTATAAAAAGAACTATAGGTGGAGAAACTAAAAGATATATTGAAAGATTAAATTATTTAGATTTTGGAACAGAAATTGGTGATGCTTATTTTGTTGATAGCGGATTATCATATTACGGTGCAGCAGCTTCTTCCTTTACTGGTGCTGTTCATCTAGCTGGTCAAACTGTAAATGTTTTAGCTGATGGTGCTGCTCATCCACAAGTTACTATAGCTGCTAATGGATCGTTTGATTTAAACAGAGATGCAACATCAGTCCATATTGGATTACCTTACACATCTACATTACAAACTATGAGAGTAGATGCTGGTGCTGCACAGGGCACTGCTCAAGGAAGATTAAAAAGAATACATGATGTTACTGTTAGAGTTTTTCGATCGGTAGGTATTAAAATCGGTCAAAATGAAAATGTAGCAGATGTAATTCCATTTAGATCATCAGCGGATGCAATGGACAAAGCTTTACCATTATTTACTGGTGATAAAGAAGTAGAATTTTCAAGTGGATATGATACTGACGGATTTATATTTGTAGTCCAAGATCAGCCACTACCTTTAACAGTTTTAGCTTTATATCCAAGATTATCTACATTTGAAGAATGACTTTTAGAGTAATACAGTTTGAGCCTTGGCATATGAAAGAGGTCTTAGACAATCCACCTTCTGACGGTTCATTGGAAACCTGGAGACTGCCAGAAGATACAAATAATTTTGAAATTTATTATTCTTTAGGAACAAGTTTTTCTTTTGTTGATAATGGTCATGTTATTGCAACATTTGGATTAAAAAAAATGTGGAAGGGCCATTGGCATATATGGTTCTTTGGAACAAATAAAGTGCATAAAAAAGGTCTAAAAATTATTAGGTTTGTTGAAAGACAAATACCAATTTCTGTTAAAGAAAAAAATATTAAAAGAATACAAACACAAGTACACGCTGACTGGGTTAGAGCTCAAAGATCAATTAAGATTTTAGGTTTTACTCAGGATGGTTTTTTTAAACATTATGGGCCAGATGGTTCAGATTATATTAACTATAGGAGGTTATTCTAATGGGTTGGGTAGCAGCTGGATTAAGTGTCGTTGGTGGTGTTATGTCTTACAATGCTTCAAAGAAAGCGGGTAAGAAACAACAAGAAGCTTACGAATATCAGGCAAAAGTTAACGAAAGAAATGCTAAAGTATTAGATGCTCAAGCATTATTAATGGGTCGTCAAAGTGAATACGATATAAAAAGGTTTAGAAAAAATTATAGAAAGTTTGAAGGCTCAGCAAAAGTAGCAATTCATAAAAGTGGTTTTCGTTCTGATACTGGAACTGGTCTTGAAATCATGCTTGAAAATGCAAGAGAAGCTCAAGATCAAATTGATATCCAAAGGTATAACACACGAATACAACAATCAAAATTAAACGAAGAAGCTTTACAGCAAAGAATGGGCTCTAACTTAAATGTTCGATATGGACAAGCTGCTAAGTCAGCTGGTTATGCATCAGGCAGAGCTGCATTAATAGGCGGTATTTCACAAGGTGCTAGTTACTTTTCAGACTAATTAAGGACAATTAAAAAATGGTTAAAATTCCTACATTTAATAATGAGCTTCAACAAACTAGTGAAAGCGGCAATATTAATTTATCAATATCTGCTAACCCTGGAGCTTTATCTGCTGGTGATGCAGCTGGAGCACAGATAGGTAATTCAATACAGCAAGCTGGAGCTGTTGTTGGTCAATTTGCTAAAAAAGAAAAAGAAATGAGAGATGCTATTGAAGCATCTGAAATTTTGCAAAGGGTAAGCACAATAACATCTGAACTTGAAACGATGTCTCTTGGTAAAGGGTTATTAGATAGAGATAATTATCATAAGAGAAATTTAGAAAACCTTAAAACATCTATTTTAAATGGCGGTGATTTTTCATATGATTATGATGATACTACTAATCCAATTGGCGTTAATGAAAATGGCAAACCTATTTACGCTACATTAACAAAAAATTACGCTGGCGAAAATGGATTTAAACCTCCCTCCAACAAAGCTGTATACAGACTTGTTCAGGCAAACATATTAGATAGCTTTGCATCATCTACTAAAGGTGTTCATAAAACAGTTACTGATCAAACAATGGAAGATATTAAATTTCAGTTTGATAAGAATAATAATCAGCAAGTTAACAAAATGTTGCAAGCTATAAAAAATAACGATAGTGCTGGTTTATATCAAACTACATTAGAACAATTTGGTATAGATACTGATCCAAATAGCCCAACTTATTACCTTACATTGTTAAACCAAGGTATTGATCCTAAAATTGGTGTTAGTCAATATGAACATATTGCTGCAACTGGTGCATATAGTTCAGCAGCGGCAGCAGAATTAGAAATTAAAGATTGGCAAGATTTTTTAAAAAGAGAAATTGACCTTAGAGAAAGCGAATTTGTTGGTTTAGCTTTTGATGAAGTAAAACCAGCGTATGATATGTTAATGCAAGATTTAAGAGCTAATCCAAAATATAATAATTTAGAGTATGGATTATCTCCAGATGCTATTAGTAAAAGAATTGAAGAGCTTGATGATGCATCAGCAAGAGAAGTTACAAGAGCTCTATCTACAGAAAGATCAATAGAAAAAGCTGAAGAAGATTTTATTAGTGATAGTCAGGACGCTATGGAACAGGAAATTATTCAAGATATTGTAGGTGGTATAGAAAAAGTTACAACAGCTACCATTGAAGACCTTCTTGTTAATGGCAAAGTGTTTACAGATCAATATGGCAAAAATAGAACAATTAAAATAACAGGCACACAAAGAGATCAATTATTGGAAAGATTAATGGGTCAATATGATGTTGATGATTTTAATTATAAAAGAGAATTGATGACAAAATTATCACAAGCAACTTCTATTGAACAAATTATAGAAATACAACAAGAGTTTGCTAAAAATAGTGCAAGATTTAAAACAGAAAGCCAACAACAGATGAGCGGTGCTATACAAACTGCAATAAATAATAATCAAGATTTTAATCGTTACAATAATAACAAAGATCAGCTTGAAGCTTCTATTGGTTATAATATGGATTTTGGTTCTTATAAATTGGAAGACCTAACATTACAACAAGCAACTTTAGATTATTACGATAGGCTTGTCTGGAGTGGTAAATACGAAATGACACCAGAAGTAGCAAGAGCTCAAGCTCAAAATTATTACAGAAAAAATGTTGATCAAGATTGGAGAGAGTTTGGTTTAACATTACCAGGGTTTGTTCTTGAAGTATTAGGCATTGATCCAAAACAATGGACTAGCGAAACTGTTGGAAAAGCTAGAGATGTTATTGCTAAAAGAGTAAATGAAGAGTCTTTTCCTTTAGGTGCTTTAGTATTTGCTGATGAAAAATTAAAATCTATTCAGGTTCAATCTGGATGGAATGAAAATGTTAATCAAAAGGACAATAAAGAAATTGGCAAAGGTGATAGCGAATTAAACTTCGAAGAACTTGCTGCAAAAGCATATAATGCAACTGCTGAAAGAACAAATGTTGATGCGGTTACAGCATTTGAAAAAACAGACACAGGCAAGAAAATCAATCAAATTAAAGGAATTAAATAATGGTTTTTATACTTAATGCGAATGATATGGCCCAAGATGCAATAGATATTGGTGACGGCAAAACTCAAAAACACAAAGACTTTATGAACTCTGAAATGGGCCAAGCATTAGTTAATGAAGGTTACAACCAAGATGAACTTTTAAACAATATTGATAATGATAATGTTGTTTTAGAAGGTGCTGAAAATTCTTATGATACAGCTGGCTGGACAACCTTTCTTCAAGATGAAGGTTTAGAGTTTGTTTCTGATTTATTAATTGATGGTGGCATCATGGGCGATAGTGCAAGGCTAGGCTCTAACCGAGTTAATTATGGAACAAGCGTATCAGCTTTTTCGCCTATAGGGGGTGCACTTAAAGAAAACAAAGAACTTACCCGTGAAGATAAAAATCTTATGCTTATAGAGCATATTAATAGCACTAAACACAATTTAACAAAAGGTGTTGTTAATTGGGCTAATCTTGCTGCATTAGAACCAGAAGATCAACTTATTGCTATAGCTAATGGTCATGCAATTATGGCTTACGAAGATTATTTTAATGAAAAAAATAGTCAAGGAGAACCTTTGGATTTAGAAGATAGTTATTTTGCGGGAAGAAAAAGAAGAGGACCAGGTGACGCTACTTTAATAACTAAATCTATAGGTGAAATGGTTTTAGACCCAGTCAATCTTGGTACTGCTACGGGTATAGCAAGAGCTACATGGAAAGGTTTAAATACTTTATTTGGAAGAGAAATTGCTAGTAGTAAATTAGGCGCGATGGGTATTGGGGCTGTTGAGGGCGGAGTATTTATGAGTGCTTATGATATTCAACAACAAAAACAATACATATTAAGTCATCTATGGGATCAGATAGATTGGGAAGCAACAAACGAAAACGCTGAAGTTATGTTTAAGATTTATCCTGATATTGATGATACAGCAATCAGAGAAAAAATAGCCTTAGCTCAAGAAAATTCAGAGAACGGTGTTCTTGATGAAGCCCTTATTGCAGAATTAAATGAAGATTATTTAGAGCGTGTGCGTGGAGACTTTAATTTTGGTCAACTTGGTATATCTACTGTAACGGGAATAGCTGCTGGCACGGGTTTAAGTGCTGCATTTAAATATGCTCCAGCTATCTATTTAACTTTAAATCAAGTTTTAAAAGCTTTTCCCAATCAATCAAACACATTTCACAGTGGGTTTATTTTTCCTGAAGGTATTAATCCATTAAGCAGAACAGAAACACAAACTCTTAGAAAGCTCTCAAAAGGCGATCCTAAACTTTTTAAACAATACAAAGATCAAGTTATTGAAGACAAGTACAAAGAATACAAAAAAAGAAATCCAAATGAAGGATGGGAACAGCTAGAGTTTAAAAAATTTAACAAACGAAATGGTAAAATAGAATATAAACAACCAGAGTATAATTTTAGTGATCCTAAAAACTTTGAGCAAATATCTGATAACTTAATAAATGAATTAGAAGAAGTGGTTAGATTAGCTGAAGCTGGCGATGAACAAGCTATAGATATTGTTTCCCAAGCAACTTGGTACAGAGATGTTGTTGGATCAAATAGAGAAACTTTTGGTGGAATGACTGATACATTTATGGATGTTACAGCAGCCACATCACCTGGTGTAAAAGTACAAAGCAATGTTCAATCTGCAATGGATATTATGAAAAGATATTCTGCTGGTGAATTTGATAAAGAGATAGCAGCTTACAAAGCAAGAATTGATACTGGACAAACAGTAAGTAATAAAAAACTCTCTTTAGAGGATTTAAATGATTTTCCAAAAATTAGAAATGCAGCTGGTAAATTGTACAACACAAACTCTCTTGCAGCGACAGAAGCTTTAATAGGAATGTTTGGACAAATTAAAGCTGGTAAGTCACCAAAGACAATTCAATTTATGCAAAACTTAACAGGCCGAGATAATAATGCAACTATCGATGTTTGGGCAGCAAGACTATTAAGAAGACTATCAGGTCAACCAGGAATTATTCCTGTTGCCGAGAAAGGTGTAGGCGGAAAACATCTTGTTGGAAGTACAGCTGAAAATCCAAGAATTGGTGGTGACTTTGGTGCTGGTCAAAAAATATTTAACCTAACAAAAGACAGAATTAATAATTCTCCTCTAAAAAGTAGAATACAAAAATTAACTGGAATTACAGACGATTTAAATGCTGACGATCTTCAAGCTATGGCATGGTATTTAGAACAAGGTAGAACAGATTATCGTGGTGGAAGTATTATTGATGAAGTTGATAATATGAACCTAGAAAGAACTACCGTAGGTATATCAGGAGATAGACCTGGTGCAAGACAAACAAATTATGAACAAGCAGAATTTGCTGCACCTATTGCCGAGGTATTAAATAAAGACCAGTCTGTAAAGATGTCTAAAACTAATAATACATACGGAAGATTTATGGGTGAAAACGAAAGAGCACTTGATGTTGAGTTTGTTCATACAAAAGATTTTGATGATACTGAGCTAGTAGATGTTTTAAAAACTCAAGCAAAAGAAAAAGATCAAGATAGCTTCTTTGTATCAAAAGTAATAAAATCTTCTAATGAAAGTTCAAATGTTCCTACAAGACCTGGCATGGAAATTTATTTTGATAGCACAAGCGATATGAAGTTAATTAATGAAATAATAGAAGACATTAATAAGTTTGATGTTGATGGATTTACATTTATTACTGACATGAGACAAGCTGATAAAATAGAGGTACAAACTAGACCTGGATCACCTGAGACTGCAAACATTAATGGTCTAAGATTACAATATATGCCTGAATATGATCCTAACTTTAATCCAGCTAATTATGATCAAATTATGGAAGACAAAACAGTATTCTTTGGTAAGATTTTAGAACAGATTTTATCAAACAAAAAAATAATAAATCAAGCAGATGTTGTACAATACGAAACAACGGTGTATAACAAGGGAAGTGATTATTAATGACAGGAGAAGTCAAATGGTTATGACAGATAAACTAGCTAAAAGACTTGAGAAAGAATTTGGCAAAGATAGTGAAGTTTATAAGATGCTGGTAACAAATGCACCTAAACAAACATCTGAAGAACAAGTCACATACACTGGAGCATTAAATGGATCAGGCAAGAATAAACAAGATTAAAGATATGTTTGGTGAAAATAGCCGTACTTATCTTTTACTCTTGAAAAACCTAAAAGATGTTGAAGAAAAAAATTCATCTTTTGAAAAAGAAAAAGTTACAGAAACTGTTAATCTAAGACCAGATTTAAACGATTAATAGTAGTCAATGTAACCAAATACATTTATAAACATTTATAGTAGGGAAGCTTTTGCTTCCCTTTTTTATTGGAATTTTTCATGGATATTACAGAAACAGAAGAAACAGTAGATAATACTGTAGAAGAGACACCTATATCCCCAGCAGTTTTAACTGAAGATGATATGAATTTTGAACTTTCTAACGCTCTGTTAGTTCAAGAACAAGATAATAATGATGTTGATAATGCATTGTTACGATTTGATGATATGCAAAATTGGGGTTATGGTGAAGACCCTTATGCAGAGCCTGATGAAGGTTTTACTAATGCTGCATTTCACATACCTACATCAAGATTTTCAAAAGCAAAAAAAAGAACTAGAGCTCAGTTAGATAAGGCCAATAAAAGTCTACCAGAATTTATAATTGAAAAAGAAATTCAAGATGCTCAAATCTTGCAAAATGAAAAAACTTTTGGAGCTTTAGGTGAAGCCGATCCTAGCTCTAAAATTATAGAATTAAAACAATTAGAACAAGATGTAGAAAGAGCAAGCATTGTTCTTGAGCAAGCAAAGGCAGATAAAAATAGACAAGCTATAAGCAAAGCTCAAAAAGAATATGACAAATTAATATTGCGAGTTAGAGACAGTAAAAGTTTTATTGACGAACTTACTGATGACGGATTGTACAAGCAATACTTAAACAAGTCTCACGAAGAACTTCCTGATGCAAGTTTTGATGCTGGTCAGCCAGTATCAGGTATGAACCCTAACACAGCAATCGATGATACAGCCGATGAAGTAACTAATGCTTTTAATACTATTATTGATGACTTAGATACAAGCGATGGTGCTTTAAGTGATTTTACAGTAAAGACAAGAAATGCTGCTAGTGAAGAAGTAGAAGTTATACCCTATGATGTCTGGGATTATATTGAAGCTGTTAGTCGTGGTGATAGTTTTAAGGTTATCGCTAACTCTCAAAAAAGAGGAACAATGCCAGACGACCAAGTAAAAGAACTTGCTCATAGTTTAGGTATGAACCCTAAAAAATTAAAAGAAACAATATTAAAAACAAAGAAAGGTGAGCTGTGGAATGTTGAAACATTAACAGCTGCAAGAGCTGTTTTAGTAGATGAAACTAGAAAATTAAAAAAACTAGCTTCTCTTGCATCAGCTGAAAATGCTAGCGGAGAATTAAAGCACGCATTTGCTATGCAATTACAAATGGTAAATTTAATTCAATCAAGAATTAAAGGTGTTCAATCTGAAGCTGGTAGACTTTTAAGAGGTACACAAATCCCTGTAGAAGGAACTCAAACACCAGCTCTTCTTGATCAAGCTATAACAGATAGTTTAAATTTATTAGGCGGCAGTAAAAGTGTTAGAGATATTGCAAGGGCATTAGATCAAACTATAGGT